CTTGACTTACTCCTACACCTCGAAGTTCACCCGAGCTGTCTGTTACAGCAGGATTACTCTTGCCGTTTTCTTCTGCCCATAAACGTTCATTTTCTGCAATCTCTTCTTCGCTTAATCCTAAGTAACGCTTCAATGCAAAACGTTTAGAGATATAAACTTGCTGACTGATAGTTCCGTATGTATTAATACGTTGATTATCTAGTTCAGCTTGACGATAAGTTGCAAAGTTTTGCGGTGGTTGGAACTGTAACTCAAACAAACTTGAGTCAATGTTGACGCCTCGTTCGTATAGATATAGTTTAAATTCTGTATCAAACTCGTCTTGCATTAAACTCTGTAAACGCATACAGTAGTTGTTAAAACGCAGTTCTTGAATGTATGCTGTGCCAACGCGACCGTCATTATATGATGCTTGGCTATCATCTGCACCTGTTGGCAGATAACTACTTGGGATTCTTAAACCGCGGAATAACTTGTTAGTAAAGTACTTTAAGTCGTCAATTTCACCTAGGTTAGTACCGCCAGGTAGTGTTTCAACTTTGCTTCCTCGTCCTTCGGCGGTGGTTGGGAAGAAGTAATCTTCGTTGATACTTAACGGGTTGTACGCACTATCAATAACGTTAGCGCCACCGCCAGTACTACTTGGAATTCTTCTTTGGTGTATTTCATTTTTCACCCTTTCAACAAAGCCCATAGCCAAGTGACTGGGCATATTACCTACGTCAATGTAAAAAATACGTCTTTCTGGAGCTCGTTGTATACGATAGATTAGAATAGCATCTTCAAGCAGTTCTTTTTGTTTGAACACTTTAAAAATATTTTCTAACAAACTGTTACCAAACGGATAGTTGTTGTCAAGTCCTTCGCTGAGACTTAGATGAATAACATGTTCAGCATCTATTGCCAACTCGTTTTGCTGTGTATCGAATCTAGTGCCAGTTGATCCGCCTGCTGGGTAAGTTCCAGATCCTCCTCGCATTGCACCTGCGTTAGGTCCTGCAAAGTTAGTACCTCTGCTGTTAGCGTTGAGGTTGCTGGGTTGAATCTGTGTTACTGATAAGTCTACTAGGTTAGGATTCAAGTCACGGATAACATATTGCTCAGGTTCTTTACCTTCACTTTCGTTAACAATAATCTTGACAATCTTTGCTGGATCAATGTGCATCCATTTTTTATTTTCAGGATCTCGAACAAAGAACGCATCACCGTATTTGAATACGTTACGTACAATACGAAAGATTCTAGTTTCAAATTTTTGTAACTTTGACCATTGTTGTAGATATTCTCTAAGGATACTTATTTCACTGTTAGTAGCTTTACTTTTAAAATACAAGTGAAACGGTGTTTGATTTTCTCTATTCTTTTGGCTGCAAAACTCTGCAATAATATCTAAGGCAGCATTAACTTCACTGTCCATATCCATAGTGTCGTACTGCATGTAACGTTCAATACGATTAGGTGCGCCTGTGTATACGTCTGGTAAGAAGCTGCTGTAATTCTTTTTAGCAGGCCCCATGCCAGTATTAATAGTAGAGACGCTGCCAGATGCGCTGGGCGCATTGTTTACATTAACTGGTGTGAAATACTTTTTCCAACTCATTATTATGCCTTATACAAGTTTGCACTAGAAGATTTTGTAGCTTTAATCTGCTTTGTGCCGAGATCATCTGTTTTAGACAGAAGTTGTCCCATTAACATATTTAACGATTGTAACTGCTTAACGACATCATTCATGGTGGCAGCTTTTCCTTGCGGTTCGGCCGCAGGTGTTGCTGCCGCTGCTGGCTTCGCATCTACTGGAGTGTATTCTTCTCCAGTTTCTGGATTTATTTTCTTACCAGGACTAGCTGTTTTATTAACTGCTTTTGGAATAGTTGCAGCCTGTGCTTTTATGCTGCCGCCCATTCCTGGCATACTAAACATGTCAAGATTGATTCCAGATGCTGACGGTGTGTTACTACTAGCCTCTTTGGCTACTGCTTCATCTACACCTGCAAACTCGCCCATGTCGAACTTTTCAGTAGCAGCCGATGCATTGTCAGCAAACTTCTGTAAAGTGCTGTCCATGTCGTCATAATAATCTGCCAATGAGTCAGTTTCGTCTTGTTTGGCTGCTAACTGCTGTTCTGCTTGTTCCTTAGTTTCTTCTAATAGAGTTGCATTAGACAGTTTAACAATCGCCATTTCTTCGGCTACTAATGTTTTAGTAGTTTCAACTTGTTCTTCTTTTTTACTAGTTTCCCAAGAGATGCCATCGTCGATCTTCTTTTGTATTTCAGCTCGTTTAGCCTGATACTCTTCTTTAATTTTTACTGCAACTTCGTCAGCTTTCATAACTGCTTGAACTTTTGAAAACTTACGATCTTCTACAGACATACCATCAGTTAATACTTTCTTACGTTCAGCCCAGTCGTTTTCGTACTGTTTACGCAGTGTTTCCATTTCTGTTTCAGCAGTTTTACTAGTATCCGACTGTGTTCGTTGAGTTGTAGTACTGCCGCCGCCACTAGTTGTGCTAATAGAAGTGCTGATGTCTTTAGAAATAGTACTTAAATCAAATTTATTCATTCCCCCGGTAGGATTTCCGCCTGGCGGAGCCATACCTTTCATCGAGTCGTATATTGTTTTAAACTTGTCGTCTTTGGTTTCCAAGTCCGGTGGTGGAAGTTTTCCAATCATACCACCTAAATCAAATCCATCCATTCCTCCGGTAGGATCTCCACGCTTATTGTCGTCCGATTTAGGCAAGGCGCTTTTAAGTGCTCCGATAGCAGTACTAGCACCTTCGCCTTGGATTCCTTTGGCAAGATTTGCCATTTGATCTTCTGTGATAACACCTTCTTTACCGTGCAACATAGTTAATGTGCCGGCTCCGAAGTCTTCAATAATCTTACCAGTAGTACCTAACGAGCCAGTTGACTTACCGGGAATCTTGTCGCCACCAATGTAGATATTCTTTGCAGTTTCAATAATCAGCGAGCCAAGATCTGCAACAGCCTTAGTAGCTGCTCCTGTGACGCCGCCGCGTTCTTCGCGCAGTTGTGCTGATGATTTTTGTCTGCCTTCGGGCGTTGTTTCTTCTACAGGTTTTAAGCCAGCTAATCCTTTTTTCTCTAAGTCTTGAAATGGCAATGTACTGCGATACTTGTCAGACATGGCTCCTAGGCCGTCTTCGTTTGATTTAGATTTAGCAGCGGCTTCTCCTACACTAGCTGCTGCTGCCAAGGCATCTTGTTTAGCTTGTTGTGTCGTAACCATTGCACGACCTGTCTTGCCCACATCTTCGTATTTGCCGTCTGCACCTTTTTTAAGTCCAGTCTGTGCAGCTTTTACATCATCAAGTGCTAACTTCAGCGCGGCAGCATAGCTCTGTTGAGTGTTTAACAATATACCATTTGCATCTGCAACTTTCTTAACACTGTGGTACATTGTGTCAGTAGTTTCAACCATACCTTTCGAGATTGATCCAGCTGACCCAATCGAATCGCCAAACGTAGCCAAGTTTAACAATGTTCTATCGTTAGCATTCTTCATCGACTCTGCGTCAACTTTACTTCTAGCTTCACTAGCTTTAGTAAAGTCACCGCTTTGCATTGCTTTGATTTGATCTTCCATGGCACGACTCTGATCGCCCATCAATGCAGATTGTGTAGCTGCCTGTTTAGTATTATAAGTTCCTGTGGCAAAGAACTCTTTGTACATCTGTTCAGTACCGTTCTTCTGCGCTTGCAAAAGCCCTAACTGGTATTCTTCTTTCATTTTAGCGATTTCTTCTTCGCTTTTTCCCTGCGCCATCAATCGCATTTTAGCTTCAATACGGCCGTCTGCTTGTCCTTTCTTTAGTTCTTCTGCTTGCTGTTCTCGGCTTTTACCTGTGAGTTTAGCAACAGCATCCATTTCGTATGCTAAGTTTTGCGCGGCGGTAACCGATGCTTTACGACCTAGTTCAGTGTCTTTGTATCCAGACTTTTGCATGCCTACACTCAAGGCCAACACTTCATTTAATTCTTTACTAGTATAGCCTAGGTCACGTAGTGATGACGAACTCTTATCGTCAAAGAATGTTTTGCTTAGTTTAGCAAATGCTTCTGCACCTCTAGTTACGTTGCCGCCCATGCCGGCTAAAGTAGTAGAGTTAGTTTTTATAACGTCTGCAAACTCAGCTAAACTTAGTCTACTTTCAAAAGCAGCTTTGCCCATGCCCAGTATGTCTGTGCTGAAACTAGCACCTGATTTACTTACATCTTGAAACGTACCTAACAGTTGCTCGCCGCCTGATAATATGCCGCTGGCAATTTTGCTAACTACGCCGCCGGCATCTTTTAATGCACTAGTAAGACTAGTAGTCTCAATGGGGGTGGAGTTACCACCCTTGTTCATCTTTTTCAGCTCTCTGAGGATTTCGGCATCGCGTTCTGACATTTATTTTTCCTAGAAAAATGCGTATATAAATACTATTATCATATATTTATCGAGACCAAAACATGTCAAATAATCCTCTACAGAAGTTCTATCGCCAGCCAAAAATCTTTATTTCGCTGCCTAGTAAAGGGCTGTACTACAATCCCGGAGATATTCAGGGCGACTCGAATAATCTTCCCGTGTTTGCTATGACCGGTATGGATGAGATCATAATGAAAACACCCGATGCATTGTTTAACGGAGAAGCAACAACGAGAGTTATTGAAAGTTGCTGTCCGTATATTAAAGATGCTAAACATATTCCCAGCTTAGATATAGACACACTGCTGGTTTCGATTAGGATGGCCACATTTGGTGAGCATATGACTATCACTCATACTTGCAAAAACTGCGGCACAGAGAATGATTTCGATGTAGATTTACGTACTGTTATTGATCACTATAGCACTTTAACTTTTGACAATCAAGTAGAAGTCGGCGATTTAGCTATTGAAATAAAGCCGTTAAGCTATCAGCAGCTAACAGAATTCAACGTTGAGAACTTCAAATTACAGAAAATGTTGGCACAGTTAGGGGACACTGACATCGAAGAATCAGTTCGTAAGCAGTACGTAGAGCAGATTTACGACAACTTAGCAGATATACAGGTTAAAATTATTACAGCCAGTATTGAATCTATTCGAACTCCGGATGGTGAGGTGGTAACAGACCAAGCATTTATCATCGAATGGCTTCGCAATATCAACGTAAATGAATACAGTCTGATTAAAGCACAGTTAGAAAAGAACAAAGACAAATGGGCAATGCCCAAGCAAGATGTTAAATGTAACGAATGCAGTACTGAAGATTCGTTAATCGTTACCATGGATCAATCAAATTTTTTCGTAAGAGCTTGATGTCCATGTCTAACTCTGACATTGAGCATTATCTTAAACGGTTAGAGTTGCATACTAAAAATATCAAAGACGAAATATTTCGTATCAGTTGGTATATGCGAGGCGGGGTATCAAGCGAAGATTTGTTTCATGTATATTCTGCAGAAGATCGGCAGATTATGGGTGAGTTGATTAAAGAAAATATCGAAACTACTAAGAACAGTAGAATCGCTATTATTTAATAGGCTGTAGGACTATAGTTTGCCGGCTTGGCAATCTTGTCAAACGGATTTGGAACATTTAACTGTCTAGCTGTTGTAGCAGTTCTATCCATTAGAGCTTTTAATCCAGGTAATAGTTTACCTTTTGCATCAGTTACTTCTTTTCCACCAACGAATGTAACACCATTTTCAGTCCAGGATTGTAAACTGTAAGGTATGCCGGAGTTGGCTTTATTATCGGCAGCATCTTGTTTGTCTTTTGCAATCTCAGCTGGAGTTTTTTCAGGTGGTTTAGTTCCAGCAGCTGGACTTAACACATTGCCAGCAGCACGTACTGGCTCTGCAAACGGAGCCCAACGAGGATATGATTTTAGGGCTTCGGCAGCAGCATCTAGGTAAGGTTTAAATGCTCCACCTATAACTTCTACTGCACTGCCAACTACTGAGTTTTCAAGCCATTTGTGTCCAGAATCACTATTTAAGAAAGCGAGAACAATACCTTTAGTAACGGCATCTATTTTTTTGCCGCTTAATAAAGGAATAAACTTTTTTCGAATAAAAGCCATGCCGGCTAGTGCTGCTCCAGTTCCTAATGCTGCCCCAGCACCACGCTCTGCTGCATCATCTGCTCCGCTGGCCGTTCCTACACCCACACCTACAGCAGCACCAACCAATGCAGCCAAGGCCATGCCCCACTTACCAGTTAGCAACTCAAGTAGTTTTGCAGCTGGCATTTTAGTAAACACCAACGCAACTGATGCTATAAATGTACCAGTTGCTAACTTTAAATCACTTTGAAAGTAACGGTAAGCATCGCGCTCAGTTTCAGCAGCTGAATACATTGACTCTTCTCTATTACTAGAATAGAGTTTGTATTCTTCTTCAACTTGTTTGCTAGTAGTATAGAACTCAATAGTAGCAGCAGCTAGTCCTAATGCGTTTATGCCATAGGTCATGGCTTTATCCATTGAAGAATAAGCAGCTACTGCTTCTCGTGCTTTGGTTCCTGCTTCCGCACGTTTCTTAATGAGATCGTTACGTTCTTTACGAGACAGTTTAGTAATGTCAATTCTGCCGCCATGCCAGTTTGTCATAGTTTTATCACGTGCTTTTTTTGCTGCATCAGCAGCTCGTTTTTTCTCGTAATTTTTATAGGCATCTACTCCTTTGTCTAAGAGATCTAATCCTTTAGTTATGATAGGGCCTTCATTGATGATTTCATTAACTTTCATAGTAATCTATTTATTTAAAGTTGAACTACGTTCAACTGTTCTTCGCTATCGCTCGAACTAGTTTTCTTTCATAAAGGCATTATTAAGTGCGAAGCACTGTAAATATTATCTAGATTGTGTAGTCACACTTAGCCCTAGTGGGCTAAGGCAATGAACATTATCTGAGTTGAGCAGTTCACTTAGCGTTAACACTACAAGCATTTAGCTAGCTTAGGCGGTCATCCTGTACCTAATCATGTTGTCTTTTGGCGGCGGTGTGCAAATATACGCTAACATACGTACACACGTAGGGTATTTCTCCCTTCTTTTAGCCTTTTTAATTTGTCTTAAACAGCAAAATCAGTTGTATGTAGGCATATCTGATCATCGTCCTGTCAAGGATAGTTGCTGAGTGCTCTTAACGGCAAGAGACTTTCATCCCTGAGATCCGAGATCCAGGTTTCCGAGCGCACGATATTGGCCTGCGCTAGCTTTTATCCGTTTAGTTGCTTGCCTTTGATGTGAGAACCGTGTACGCGAACAGCTATGTGTCCATTGTAGTAGTCGTCTGATTCTAAAACCTTACGAGTAAATTGTTCTCTTGCCTCAATGTATGAGCATTCCGCCTTTGAAGTACAGTAGTAAAGTATTTCTCTGTGGAACTTATCTGTGCCTAATGTTTCTATATCTTTTAATAAGTGGTCGCTTGAGCCATAGTATTCAAGCCAGTCAGAATCAATTTTAGAACGAATCTTCTTTTTCTTCTTTGTGCCGTTTTTGAGTGTTACTGTTTTATAAGTTGTTTTACTAAATTTTGCTAGTTTTTTGCCTATATATTTTCGACCAGTGATGCTATTTGTGATACAGTAGACGAAGCCAATACACTCTTCGGGTAAGGTTTCTACTACTGCGTTTTGATAATACCATGACATGCAGTAGTTAGCATATTATGTGTCGGTTGCCTTGGGATTTGATTTTCTGTATGCGGGCGATTTAACTTTTGGTTTAGTCACCCTAACTGCCTGTATTTCTTCTCGTCGTTGACTTGCTAGTCTTCGCATTTCACTTAATGCTTTCCGCACACGCATACCGGAAGCGTGAGTTTCTTTAGATTCCCATTCTTGGTTTAATCTAAAGTAGTCACGAAACAGTGCCAGTAGTTCTTCGTGTGCGGTCTTTGTCATTCAACTATGTCGAGATCGTTTGAGTAACTGGTAAAGCCGTTTTCTTTAATAACTTTTAATACATTGTTAACACGGCCGATTAGTTCATCTTTATGTGAGATCAAATAGATATTCTTGTTGCGCTCACGTGCCATCTTCTTGAGAACGCTCAATGCGTTCTCAACACCGGCAGCATCTAAGCCGTTGTCAATCAACTCGTCAATAAACAGCAGGTTAATCTGTTGATATAAACTTTCCCACACATCACGGAAGCTCCAACTCAATCCTAAAATCAAACGATTGCGTTCACCTCGACTCAAGTTATCAAAATCTAAGTCTTGACCCAGCTGAGTAATCTCAACAGTCAAATCGTTTTGGAATACAACAGTGTGAGGTAATCCCATCTTGTCAAGATAGAATGTCAGCCTGTTGTTTAGGTAAGCCAAGTTTTGATCAATAATCTTTTTACGAATAAACGAATCTTTGCTGGTTAACAACTTCAACAGAAACTCTTGATGGTCTTTCAAAGAGTTCAGCGCATTGATATTATCCCAAGAGATGTCCTGCATCGCAGTATTGTTTAGATCGTCAATTTGTTCTTGGTACGGATCAACTTCTTGTTGCCTAACTGATAGTCCACTTTCTAAACTAGTAAGATTATTTTGATGCTTCAGTGCTTCTTCAACTGTGTCGTAGTAAGTCTTGGGCTTGCCGTTAATGTCGCCAATGCCTTCTAACTCACCAACTACAGCAGTATAACTTTCGCTAATAGTTTGCAAATATGTTTCTGCATCTTGCAAGTTTTTCTCAGCAACGCCGCTCATTTCTTCGTGTTTGTGAGTATGCAATCCCTGCTCACAACTAGGGCAGGTTTTATTTTTTAACTGAGTTACCTCATTAGTGTATTTGGTAACTGACCTATCTGCCTGTATTAATGCAGTTTCTAATGTGGCTTTTTCTTTGTTAAGACTTTTAATCCTAGCACTCAGCTCATCATAACTTTTTAACTTGGCATGCTGTGTAAGTTCTTTTTCAATATCTACACTTTGTAACTCAATGATGCTGCCTGCAATCTTTTCGCAGTCTAGTTTTTGTTGAGTGTGCCATGCGTTTTGTCTAGTGATTAATGTGTCAATACTTTGTTGTATCTTCTCATTGGATTTTTTAGCAGCTTCAATATCAGCATTCTCTTGGTAGATACCGTCTTTAGTTAACCGTATCTGTTCCTTTAATGCTTCTGATTTTTCACTCAGCAGAGTAATGCCCAACAACTGCTCAATGATTTCTCGTTGCTCATTTGCCTTCATGCTGAGAAACGGCTCTGTGTAGGTGTTAAGTGCAAGAATGTGTTTGAACATATCATGACTCATGCCCAACAATTCGTCAATATCCTTTTGCGTTTCACGCATATCGCCTTGACTATCGTCGGCATCAGCTACTGCTTTTTCTTGATTGTTTACAAAAAACTTCATTACAGCAGGCTTACGTCCTCTTTCGATACGATAGCTAACACCATCTTTATCAAAGCCCAACGTAACCAACATGCCTTTGCCGTTGATCTTGTTAATCAAGTTGTCTTTTTTAATGTTAGTCAGTGCTGTGCCATACAGGGCAAAGCTAAGTGCATTGACAATGGTTGTTTTGCCCGTACCGTTACGAGAGCCATTATCATCACCGCCTTGATCTAAGTTTTCACCTAGAACCAAAGTCAGTTGTTCTCGTTGGAAGTTTATTGCCTGGGTTTGATTGCCCACGCTCATGAAGTTTTTTACTGTTAGTTCTTTTATTTTAATCATAGATTGTTATAGATACTCAGCAGTACTTTAGTGTCATAGTTGTCACTTTGAATATTGATCAACTGATTGGTTACAATCTGATCAACGCTTTCAAATGTCTGAATATCTATGCTGGTATTAATTTCAACATCCTTCTTTTCGGGAATCAGTGTAAGTTCTCTAATATCGTAATCTTGAACAAACTTTTCTTTAATAAAGCTGGCTTCTTCATAACTAATATCAATATCTAACGACACCCGCAGATGCATTTTAGACTTTAGCAATGTATCTGCTTCGTCGATTAACTGACTCAGTTTGATAGTTCTAAACTTGGGACAGTTGTCCCAGTTGTGATAAACTGGCTTACCGCCCCATTCCAAAGTCATCATACCGCGAGCGTCGTCCCATGCATCAGCATAGTTATGAGGAAATGCATTACCAATGTAGTGCATATTCTGTCGTTCTTGTCGCTTGTGAAAATGTCCGCTAAATCCTAGTTCGTATCCGCTAAACTGATCAAGTTGAATCTCACCGTGATCCGGCATCTGAATCATGGCATTCATAAAGAAGCTAGGCAATTCAAAGTGTCCAAATATATACTTGCTACCTTTCTTGCCTACAGCCTTCCACTCATCCCCAACGAGCCACGGACATAGGGTAACATTTCCAATAGTAGTAGGCTCGTGTACAATAGTAATACCAGGAATATATTTTCCAAACTCCACAGAGTGTATGTCCCGTTTGTCTTTGTAATAAAGATCATGGTTACCAGGAAAGAAATAGAACTGATCAAACGCCTGCCCCAACTTTTCCAGGGCCCGCAAGCTATAATCCATTGTAGTGATATTAAGGCTATTGCGGTTATGATGCCAATCACCCATAAAGATACCTGTATCACATCCTTCCTCCTTTGCTTTGGCAATATACCAATCTACAAACTCGTCACAGTCTTGATTGTGGACACTACTATTTGATTTTAATCCAAAGTGAATATCCGTAAAGCAGGCTACTTTTTTAAATAAATTACTCAATATCTGTCTCCAATGCTATAGTATAAAGGTTTTTTAGCAAAAGGTCAATCCTCATTTGCTTCAAAACGTTTCATAGCGTGTGCATGATCTCCGGCACCGGTTCTAGTGTAGCTAGGATTCATTCCGTTTATTTCTAACAAGTCGTCGCGAATGTTTTGATTTCGTTTTTCCAAGTTAATAATACGAACAAAGCTGTTGGTAACGGCAGCAGTAAAGTAAGCAAACGGGTTATCTGATTTACTCTCATCAAACTGTAAACCAATCTGTGTTAGCTGTAAAATGGCTTGTCCCTTCATTTCATCGTTGTAGGTATAGCCGCGAACGTTGCCGCGAGTAGCATAGCGTTCACACAGTTTAATGTACATACGAGCCAGCGTATTTGTGATTTGCCCGTGGTCTTTATTGAACTTGCCCTTTTCTAAATCGCCCTTCCAATGACTTTTACCCACACATACCAGTATGTCATTTTCATCAAACTTCCAATGTTGGAATGGTGGAAAGTTAACTTTATCTCTATGATCAGCAAGGCTTTTAGGATTTTTCTTGCGTGTACTGTTAAGTGGAATATGATCAAAAGTCATGATTCGAAACACTACATCGCCTTTGCCAATCTTCTTATAGTCCACTTCGCATTCAGCTTGTTTTACCTTAATGCCTGCCGATTTCTTAGCTTCGTATGCCTGTTGGCTCATACGTTTTGCCTGTGCTCTTTTAGCTTCGGCTATTGTACGTATGTTGATTTTATCTACATTTGGTAAAATAAGATCGTACCGATGATACTCTGGTTTGGTAAATGTACAAAATGTATTTTTACTCTTGTGAATCTCGTCTAACAAATCTTTGTTGTTTAGATAGTTTACTTTCATATGATTCCTATGTTCTTTACTATTATAAACTACGCGGTTTATTTTGTCAACTAAATAATAGACAAAAAGGAGAAACTGATGGCATTTGATCTCGGTTCGGGTTTAAACACAATATCTAAATCAGTCGGCGGAGCGTTTAGCGCAGTGACCGGAGCATTTGGTACAGCATCCAAGTTAGCCGGTGCGCTTAATAATTTATCTAATCCAGCGGCACTGATCTCCTCATTACGAAGTTTAAACCTTCCAAAAGGTGGCGAAGCAGGCGTTGGTATGTTGGGCGCAACTGCGTCGTTTGGTGGAAATGATGCGTCTAGCGATTGGCGGGTACGCCTTAGTATACCGTCTTCGTTCTCTAGTAGTCCAGTATTGGCACCGTTGGTACAAGCCGGCGGATTAATATTCCCCTATACTCCCAGCATTACCATTTCCAGTACTGCCAGTTATGAAGAACAACCGTTAACACACCAAAACTACGGCTTTATCTATTACCAAAACAGCAGAGCAAGTGACATACAAATAGAAGCACCGTTCAACGTTGAGGACGGCGCCCAGGCACTTTATTGGTTAGCAGCAGTGCATATGCTTCGAAGTGCAACTAAAATGTTTACCGGTGAAGGCGACTTAACAGGTAACCCACCACCTATACTTACATTGAACGGCTATGGTGATTATGTGTTTAAAAACGTACCGGTAGTTGTAAAAAGTTTTTCAGTTAATCTACCGCAAGACGCAAACTATATTAATACCAGCGTAGCTGTAGCAGGTAATGTTGCATCTGGAGGCGGCGGAGGTCCTGCTGCATCTCTTGCAGGCCTAGCAGGTTCTGCCATAGGCTTTGCCGGCCTTGCTGGAGCATTAGGGGCTAATAAAATTGCCAATGCATTAGGAGCTATTGGAGCTATCGGAGGAGCCGTTGCTAGCGTCAGCAAGATGTTAGGTCCCGTGTCGACTGTATCAGGCGGTGGCGCATTTGCTACATCCGGTAACAGCTGGGTTCCAACAAAGAGCTCCATAAGTATCACAGTGCAACCAATATACAGTAGACAAAATATGAAAACATTTAGTTTGCAAAAGTTTGTTGCAGGTGAATATGTATCTGGAGGTTACATTTAATGGCAACGTACTCCAACACTAGCCCTTGGTTTAAAACGCAGCTCACTCAGAACTATCTAAACCCGCTGAGCATTAGACCAGTGGCCGCAGAAGCAGATGATTTTCTCTATACTATTGAACCGCAGTATACCTATAGACCAGACTTGTTGTCTTATGACCTATATGGAACTTCTAAGCTGTGGTGGGTGTTTACGCAACGCAATCTTGATGTGATACAAGATCCAATCTACGATTTTATTCCAGGAACTCAAATCTTTATTCCAAAGAGATCAGGTTTGTTTAAAGTATTGGGACTATAATATGGGATTCGGATTCGATCTCGACAAGGGTGCAACTGCCATTAGCAATGCTGCTAAGAAAGCACTAAGCGACACGGGACTAGCCAAAGGCTTAAATCAAGCAAGCTCAATGTTGAGCAAAGCTAAAGATGCAGTTACCTCGGGTCTTGGCATCAACATTAGTAATATTACTAGTGCAATCCCCGGCGCAGCACAAATAGAGTCTGCACTAGATAATGCGCGAGCTGCTCTTGCTGGCCCCGGCAACCTAGCAGACAATCTAGCATCATCTATAACAAAGACATCATCTGGGATTACAGGAACAGTTCCTAATATTTTACACTATTACAGTTCTGTAAACTACTTGTTTACACTGAGTGTGTTGGATGATGCACAGATTAACTTCCCCAACGAAACTTATCGCAAAGGCATTCTTGGTCCGTTAATTTTAAAAAGCGCCAGCGGCAGTCCCGGCGATAGAGTTCCTACACCTTACAAAACTAGTTTTAATCCCACAGGTAGTTTTGAGTTTTTTATTGAAGACTTGCGTATTTCGAGTAGTATTGGATTTGATAAAAAGTCAGGCAATACCAATGCTACGGGATTTACTTTTAAAATTATAGAACCTATGAGTATGGGATTGTTCTTTGAAGTATTACAAGCTAGTGCATTGACAGCAGGACATAAAAACTACCTTGACATGCCGTTATTAATGACATTAGAGTTTAAAGGTCACATCGATGCAAACATGCAAAACGTGCAGATAGACAAGACAACAAAATATTTTCCTTTGAAGTTGATGACACTTGATATGAAAGTCACTGGCAAGGGATCTGAATACACAATCGAAGCATATCCGTTTAACGAAAAAGCCTATTCAACAACATACTCGCAACTAAAAACTGACGTATCTATTAGCGGGCAATCAGTTAAAGAGATGTTACAAACAGGTGAGAAGAGTTTACAACGTGTACTAAATGATCGTTTACAAGAAGCAGTTAAACGAAAAGACGTTAACGTAGCTGATCAAATATTGATTAGTTTTCCTAAAGATTTAAAAACTGGAGACTACTACGGCGACCCCTATGAAGAAAGCGATACGTCTGCAACAGTTAATCCAAATGCTTCGGGCGCCGACAGGGACTTGTTTAAAAAGTTAGGTGTTGTAGAAAGCAGTGTTAACAAAACTCAAGTACAAGTTGAAGGCACTATGAATGATATTGGCAACAGTACCATGGGTTTTAACCTTTATAACAAAGGGTCAACTCCGTTCGCTAAAGACAACTTGTCATACGATGAGAAGACTGGAACATATGTTCGTGGAGGAATAACAATAAATCCTAACCAGGGCGAGTTTAAGTTTGCACAGGGTAGTGATGTTATCAATGCAATCAATCAAGTTATTTTAATGAGTGAATACGGCCGTTCTGCTCTTAGTCAGATTACACCCGACAGAGGAATGGTACAATGGTGGCGTGTTGAAACGCATCTCTATTATATTCCAACAGACGCTAACATTGCCAAGACAGGTGTTAAGCCTAAGTTGGTAGTTTACAGAGTAGTTCCTTACTATGTATCAGCTAGTGTGTTCTTACCACCCAACACG